TAATAAAACTACTATTAACTTAAAAGAGCTGGCCAACACTCTAGGAGAAATTGGTGTCACAGATAGTTTGAAAAATATTCTAGACTTTTTTAGTGGTCTTTTTGGTAAAGTAAATGAGTTGCTAGATGGAGAGGGAGTAGGATCTGATTTCGCCAAAGGAATAGTGAAAGGTATAGGAGGTGTCATTGCTGGACCTGGGTTAGCTATCTTTGGAGCTATCATTCTTAAGCTTACTGCGGATTTAGCTAAATTTGGTGTTGGGTCACTAAAAACTTTCTTTGGTCTAAACCGAGCCGCAAAAGAACAAGCGACTTTACAAGGGCAAATTGCATCTACCCTTTTAGGTAATGAAAGTATTCAAAAAGCAATTTTAGGTATTGAAAATTCACAGTTAAGCGCTGGGGATAAAAGGAAAGCGCAAACACAATTTTTCACGACAGCTTTAAATGAGCAGTTTGGTATAATGCAAAGAATGCAGCAGATAGCTGCTAAGATAACTCCTGGAGTTATGGCTGGAACAAGAGGAGTTAGAGGTCGTGGCGCTGGAGGTTATATCCCTAACTTTAATGCAGTTCTAGGTTATGGCTCTGAACAGTCAGATATAAACCGTGGAGTGGGAGGAGCGCCTAAATCAGCAAGACCAGTAACAATACCAAACTTTAATTTTGGTGGAGGGCAGAAAGGAACAATGGTGGCGAATACCAGCGAGTATATGGTTCCTAATTTTGCTGGCACTGGAGGATCTGCTATATTTAACCAAGATATGATTGCTTCAATGGGCCTTCCTGCTGGAGCAAAAAAGATAGGAGCTGCTGGAGGATATATACCTAACTTTGCTAAAAAACCAATAAACACCAATGTTGCTGGTATGATTATTCCACGCAAGGGTGTTGGGTCGAGAAGAGCTACAGGAACTTTTGGAGGCAACACTTTTAGTTTCCCAGTTTTCGGTATTGATGCAGCAGGGGAAAAGGTCCGAGAAGAAAAAGACATAAAAAAATCAGTCGAAAAATTTTCTATAGGTTTAGCCACAAGAGAATCAAAGTCAATGACTGGTGGCAGACCAACAGCAGGTAAAATTAATCGTCTTGCAAACCAAGGAGCAATAGGTGGTTTAGCTGGAGCTATTTTTGAAACAGCTTTAAGTTCTTTATTAAAAAGTAAAGATTTTGATTTTGGTGAAACAGCCACATTTGATTATGTAGGTCAATCTGCTATTAATAATATCGGAGACATATCTCCAGCTTTGAAAGGTAGTGGTGTTAAATTTTTAGATGCTAAAATTGCAGATAATTCTGGCACTAGAAACAGCATGGCTAAGAAGATAACTACTTATTTTGGCGCTTCTCCTACTGGCAGCTCTATCAAAGGCAAAGGTATAACTGAACTTATGAAAGCTAGCGGCAAAGGCCAAAAAGAGGTTTTGGGTGCGCTAGGTATGAAAAGGGGAAGAGGAGCATCTGGTTATATTCCTAATTTTGCTTCACCTCTTGAAGCTGCTATAGG